ATAAAAACTAAATAAATGTTTTATATTTGATTAAATTAATTATATTATGTTGTGGAAAATAAACAAAATAAACAAAAGTTAACTAAAAAAGAAACCTTCTTAAAATGCCTTAGAAACAACTTAGGACATATATCAAGAGCTTGTGAATCAGCTAAAATATCAAGAGGTACATATTACAAATGGATTGATGAAGCTGAATTTAAAGAACAAGTAGATGCAGTTAATGAAGGTTTAGTTGACCATGTAGAACATCAGTTGTTAAAAAAAATAGATATGGGTGATACAACTGCAATAATATTTTATTTAAAAACAAAAGGGAAGAATAGAGGATATGTAGAAAAACAAGAGGTGAGTTTAAGCAAACCTATTGAGGACATAAACTTTAATGAAATCTAGTACTCTTAATTTACAAAAAAATAATTACTTTCCTAGCCAATGGGAATTTCTAGTAAACAAACCTAAAGCTAAAATCAAAGCATATGTTGGTGGGTTTGGTTCAGGCAAAACATTTAGCTTTTTACATTGTACATTTATAAATATGCTTACCAAAAAGAATAAAGATGGTAAGTCAAATGGGTTGATATTATACCCAACATATTCATTAGCAGAAGAAGTATTTGTAGAACCATTTAGAGAAATATTAGAAAGAAATGGAATAGACTATGAATATAATATAGCTGCACATAGATTTAAAACACAGTATGGGAATATAAAGATATATCAAACAAGACACCCACAAAGAATTGTAGGTGCTTCTTATACTTACTGTGGTATTGATGAATTAGATATTGAAACATTTAAATATGCAGAATTAGCAGTACAAAAGTCATTAGGTAGATTAAGAGGATGTGAAGATGCTGAACTGTATATAACTACAACACCTGAAGGGTTTGGTTATACACATCACTTAATGGTAGAAAATGATGCTACAGATAAGTTGCTGGTTCATGGCAAAACAACTGATAATCATTATTTGCCTAAGTCATATATAGAATCATTAAAATCTAATTATGATAAGCAATTATTAAGAGCCTACATTAATGGTGAATTTGTTAATTTAAATCAAGGAGCAACCTATTATGGATTCAATAGAGAAACAGCTGTTAGAAAATGTGAGTACATCCAATCCTTACCTGTTAGAGTGGGGATGGACTGGAATGTTGACCCTTTGTGCTGTGTCATATTCCAAATATTGCCCAACAGAAGAATCAACATTATCAATGAAATTGCATTAAGTCATCAAGGTAGTGGTGATTTACTTACACAAAGAATGTGTGATACAATAAAGCAGATGTATCCTAATAGACAATATATAGCTTATCCTGATGCAACAGGAGCAGCAAGACATTCATCAAGTCAATATTCTGATTTAGATATAGTAAGAGCAAATGGTTTTATGCTTATGGTAAAGCATATTAATCCAAGAGTTATTAATAGAGTAAATGCTATGAATAATCAGTTAGCAAAGGGCAATGTAACTATAGACCCTAAATGTAGATTATTAATTAAAGATTTAGAACAAGTATGTAACAAAGAGGGAACTAGAGATATAGATAAATCTAATAAGAATTTATCACATATGTCTGATGCTATAGGGTATGGGATTGAATGGGAATTTCCAACAAAGAAACCTAACAGAATAGGAGTACAAGAAAGATGATACCAAATTTAGCAGAACTTGCTGTGTTAATGAGCAAATGGGATGCCAATCAGCAAAGAAAGAATAAATGGAAACAATCAAGATATGAAGCATTAGATTATTACAAAGGTGATACAAAACCATTTGTAGAAAAGTATTTTTCTTCTAATATGCTTAATAAAATTGTTGTAGGGAATATAAACATAACTAAAAGAGTAATTGATAGAATTAGCTTGGTTTATATGATACCACCTATTAGAACATATACTAATGAAAACTTTCCTGAACTATTAATGCACAAAGATTTAAAACTGCAAAGATTAGAAAGAATGACTAACTTGCTTGATGGTGTGTTATTAAAGCCTTGCTGGAGAATAGATGATAAAGAACAAGGGCATATTGAATATGATATTATATTTGATTATGAACCTTTATTTTATGGTGATGACCCATTAAAACCTGATGCTTATATATATCCCATTAATATGAAAGCATCTGTATTATCTACTGAGGTTGAACAATTTGCTTATTGGGATAAAGATAACCATTTTATATTTGACAAGGATGGAAAGATTCATTCTAATGAAGATAACCCTGATATGATTAATCCTTATGGTGTACTCCCATTTTTAGAATCATATAGGGATGGAAAGCCTGAATATAGTTACATGGACACAGATGCTTCTACTGATTTGATACAAACTAATCTAGCAATCAATGTAGCAGAAACAAATAAAAATGCTAATGTTATGTTTCAATCATTTGGTTATATGTATGTAAATGGTGCTGGTATTGATAAAGATGTAATGGAGATAGGACAAGATAAAATTAACTATCTTGGAATAGATGGAACTATTAATATAGTTGCTCCTCCTAATTCTGTACCAGCTCTTGATGAATCAGTTAAATCATCTTATAAAATGTTATCACAGAATTATCATTTGCCTGTATCATTTGTAGAAGGAACTACTGCTGAATCAGGTGTTGCTCTTAGATTAAGAAACCAAGAATTACAAGATGATAGAAAGTCAGATGTAATGAAATGGAGAGAATTTGAGAAAGAACTATTTGAATTAGAAAGATTAATATATGCAGTAGAAGAAGGCAAAGATGGTGGTGATTTAGAAGGTGTTGACTTTGATGAAGCTACTGAAATACTATCTAACCAAGAACAAAGAGAAAAATGGGATTGGGAATTATCTAAAGGCATAATAGATGAAGCTGATATAATGATGCAAATGAATCCTGATTTAAACAGGGAAGAAGCATTAGAACATTTAGAAGAAAGAAAGATTGTGCCTGAAACAACTGAAGGAACTGCTGGTAATACATTACTAGATGCATTATCTAAACCTGTTGAGTAATGGCTAATCAAACAGAAATAGATAAAGCTGCTGTTGCTATATCTACAATAATAGATAAAGCTAAAATACAAGCAACAGATGATATATATGCAATACTATCTGAACTTGATAATGCAGCTATGATTGAAGCACTTAAAGGATTAGATGTTTCAACAATACTAAATAATAAAGTATCTAAAGGTTTAGAAGCATATACAATAGCACATAGAAAAGTATTAGAATCTACTATAGGGTTTCAAGGTGTAAATGCTTCAGTACTAACTTCACTAATAGAATTAAATCAAGACATATTAAATCAATCAGTAATAAGAACAACAGCTTCACAGATTAAAAGCAAAATAGCATCAGGTATAATAGCTGGAACTAAACCAGCACAAATAGTTGAGCAAATAACTAATGCTAGTATATCTACAGCACAAGTTGAAACATTAGTAACTACTAGCTTAAATACTTATGGTAGAGTAATAACTAATCAAATGATGAATGAAGCACCTAAAAGCACAAAATATGTTTATATAGGCCCTGTAGATGATAGAACTAGAGATGAATGTTTAGACATGGCTTCTGCTGGTGCATTAACACAAGACCAAATAATAAGTCAATTTGGTGAAGCAGTATTAAGTGATGGTGGTGGTTTTAATTGCAGACATAAATGGGAAATAGCATCTGAAGAAGGAACTAGATTCCATGAACCTGAAGCAGCAAAGGACAAACTTGAAAAAAATTAATGCAAACTTTTTTAGAAGATTAGGTGCTAATGTAAGAGATAGATACAGAGAGCATATATTTGGTAAAGCTAAAGATGTTCATGACAAACCATTTAAAAGCTATTCCAGTAAATATGGAGAAAGAAAAAGAGCAAACAAATTTAAAAGACAAGCATCTAATTATGCTAATAGTAAAGCACCAGTATTAACATCTGATTTACTTAGAGATTTTACTTTAGTAAGTGCAGATAGAGGTGGATTTAGAGTAGGTTGGGCATCTCAAGGTGCTAAGGTTAAATGGTTAGCTAAGGTAGGCAGAGAACTAACAACTAAAAGACAACCCTTTCCTGATGATTTAAATAAATACATGGAAAGAGAAGTCTTTAAGGCTATAGAAAAATCATTACCAAATAAAACAACTAGACATAAATTATAAAATAATTGTTTTTATTTTATTTAAATAAATTATATTATGAATAAGAATTTTCAACTAAAACTCAACAAACAGAGGTAAAAAATGTCAGAAGAAAATACAAGTCAAACTAACAATGAACAAAACATTGTAAAAAATGAAAGCACAGAAGCTAATAAAAATGTTCCTTATGATAGATTTTCTGAAGTTAATGTTCAGAAAAATGATGCTTTAAAACAAGTAGAATCTTTACAAGCTCAAATTGACAAAATGAATCAGGCTAATAAAGAAAAAGAAGAAGCTAGATTAGCAAAGCAAGGTGAATATAAAACATTGCTAGATAACACCAAACAAGAGCTATCAGGCTATAAAACTAAAGCAGAAGCATGGGATAAATATCAAACAAGCAGAAGGGAATCTTTAATGGAAAGATTAACTGATGATGCTGATAAAAGTATTGCAGATGGTTTGACTTTAGATAAACTAGAAATGTATGTAGAAAAGGTTTCTAAAACAAATGCTCCTAAAGTATCACAAGCTAGAGCTACAAGTGGTAAGGCTGGAGAATTTGGTGGCTATACATCCCATGTAGAATGGGCAACTAAAGACCCTCAAGGGTATGAGCAACAAACTAAAACACAAAAAGGCACAGGAGTAAACATTGGCTGGGAAGAATAAACATACTGAAATATTAGGTGTTAATTATGACCCAAATAATGATATGAAACTGAAGCCTAAAAAAGATGGTGATGTAGATGTTGATTATAAAGGTGGAAAAATGACTTTTGATGAATATGTAGATGAGATGGAAGATAGAATGACAAGTCATGCTGAAGGAAAAAAAATCAAAACATCAAGTATGTTCTCAGGATTTGGTAAAGGCACATTAAAGAAACCATATAAAATTAAATAACAATATGTACTCAAAATGAAGGCTAACAAGCAGTTGAAAGAGTATAAAATTTTAGGAGTATTCTTATGGCAGATGCAGTAAGTGATACAGGAGCAAGTAGAGTAAAAGGTGGTTTAGGATTAATAGTAGGTGATGCAGTTATAGCATTTAACAAATCTAATGTTATGCTACCTTTAGTAACAGCAAAACAAGCAGTAAAAGGTGCAATCACAGTACAATTTGTAGATTATACAAAAATAGGTGCAAGTGATGTTGGTGCAGCAACAGATGGTAATGATTACACAACAATGACATCTATTGATACTGCTGCAAGACAATGCACAATTAGTGAGCATGTTATTAGAACAGATGTTTCTGATTTAGCTATGATGGGTTCAGCAGAAGATTATACAGGAAATGTTGGGCAAGTATTAGGTAATGCAGTAGCAGCTAAACTAGATGATGATTTAGTTGAATTAGGAAAATCATTTTCACAAACAGAATGTGGTGCTGGTTCAACATTAGCTTTATCACATTTATTTGGTTCTATGAGGCAGCTAAGAGCAGCTGGAGCACCATTCCCATATAACTTGGTATTATCACCAAAGCAAGTATGGGGTGCTAAAGGTTTAATAGCATTAACTAACAATACTGCTTTAGACACAGCTGGTTCTTCAACAACTGATACAGCTACAGCTAGACCTCTTGGGTTATTAGGAAATCAAGGACAAGAAGCATTGTCAACAGGTTTCATTGGCTCAATGGCTGGTTTCAATGTTTATTGGTCAGACCAAATTGATGAAGATGTTTCATCAGGTGGTGATGCAGCTGGTTTTGCATTTTCTAAAGGTGCTATTGGTTGTGCTGTTGGCCCACAAGGATTAATAAGAGTAGAAACAGAAAGAAATGCTTCATTCAGAACAACTGAGTATGTTGCTACAGGGTTCTGGGGTGAGGTAGAAATACATGATGGATTTGGTGTATATATTCTATCTGATGTATCTTAATCATTAATCAGCAAGTAGGGTGTGGGAAACTGCACCCTACTTATAATTTGAGGAGAATTATGGAAAGATTTTTTAAAAAAGGCAATGGAACAATTATAAAAGTAAAGCCTAATCATGATATAAAAAGTTTAGAAGATAGATTTGTTGAATGTGATGCTCAAGGCATAGAAGTAGTAAAAGAAAAAGCTAAGCCTAAAAAGAAAGCATCTAAAAAGAAGGTAGGTAAATAATGGCAATAGTAGCAAAAAGTTTTATACACAATGATGATAAATTAGTAGGTGCATCAGGTGATGCTGATGGTATATTACCTGAAGATGTCCAAGATTGGATTACTGCAAATGGTGGAACTGTAGATGGTACTTCAAATTTAAATGTAACTTGTTGTCCTTATGGAAACAATCAAATATTCACATTAATTGTTATAGACAACAATGCTTAATATTTATTGATGAGCTATCTGTTAGACCAAATCAAAGAGCATGAAGGATTCAGAGCTAAAGTCTATAAATGCACACAAGGCTATGATACAATAGGCTATGGATTTGCTATTAAGGATTTGGTCTTAGATGAAGATATAGCAGAGCAAATATTAATTAAAAAACTATATGACTTGCAATGCAAGATACAGGATAAGTTTAAATGGTTTGATGATTTACCACAAGAAGCACAAGATGTAATTACTAATATGTGTTATCAGTTAGGTGTTACAGGATTTTCTAAATTTAAAAAAACAATTAAAT